TCAAAAACTGCCCTGCGCGGCGCTCTGGTCGCCCTGAACACAGGACACAAGAGCGGCATATCTGGCCTTGAAGATGTCCATAAGGACTTGCACCGCTCGGCCCTGCTGCACCGCGTTCCCCTCCTCGGTCGCGTCGTCCACCATCTTGATGCACACAGCAACATCTCCCATTGCAATAACAGCGCTTTCAACATCTACTCGGTTCATTGTGAAAATCTCCCTTCAAAATAAATCCCGGCGGGCTTTCTCTGCGCCGCCGGGTCAGCGGTTCAATATCAGGCGTTCAGGGGCTTCACTTGGGAGGCTCCAAAGAACGATGCTCGGTAGGTCTGGCCGTCGCCCTTGCTGCTGTGGATGAGAACCACTTGGAACAAAGCCTTTGTGCCGTGCAGGACTTCATAGCCTGCGGCTTTCCAACCTGCCCATGTGTTCACCTGCTCGGCCACGCCTGCGGCCTGCTGGGCTTTCTCAATGCGCTGGACGTTGATAGGTTCGGCCTTTGCGCTGTTCCATGCCCGGTGCAGGCACTCGCCAAAGGCGGCAACGCCTTTCCGGTACAGCTTCCACGCCTTGTGCATGATCTCCGAAAGATTGTATTTTTTCATACTGTCCTCGCTTTACATTGCGGGCCAGCCCTGCTATACTGGGTTTGACCCTGTTGTTGGGTTTGGCTCGGTGTTGTAGTTGGTAGCTCTCACCGGGTCATTTTTCATATACAGCGGCGGGAGTGGGTTACTGTCTTAGCTGGCGTTCTGCTCTTGCGCTCCCGGTACATCCTTCGCCCCTTGTCTTCCGGTCGTGCTCCCTTGCTGTGATTCTATTATAGTACTGTTTACCGTACAAGTCCATTGGCAGATTCAACAAGGTTTACAGTGTATTTCTGTGTATATTTGTACTGTTAACCGTTCTGATTTTGTGATATACTGTTTACAGAAAAGGAGGAAATACAATGGTTTCTGAGGCAAGAAAAAGAGCCAATGCCAAATGGGACAAAGAAAACATGGTCGTTCTGGCCTGCAAGGTCAAGCGGGAAACGGCGGAACAGTTCAAAGCCGCTTGTGCTGCGCATGGGACAACGTCCAATGCGGTCTTGCAGCAGGCCGTGAAAGCCTATTTGGAAGAACACCCCGCGCCGGAACAGCCCCACACCGCCGGGAATGCCCCGGACGATGACACAGAGGCCCGGCGGGCCGCACTGCTGGAAAGTATCAAAGGGCTGTAAGGCTGGGAAGGATGTTGAACGATGCCAGACCACGCCAAACAGGTAGGCGTACTGTGCCAGCGCGTAATTGATCTTCTGGGGCTGTCCATGACAGAGGGGCAGAGTATTCTACTCGGTGAGTCCAATATTGCCCACATGGTCAGCCGTCACCCGGCGGATTATGCCCTTTATGGGGAATATATCCCGCTGATCCTGTCCGCGCCGGACTATGTGGCCCTGAACGCAAAGGACGGCTCTATTGAGTACGTCAAAGAAGTGCAGGTGAACAGCGTCTTTGTCAAGGTCGCCGTCCGGGTCTCCGCGCGGGGACAGCTCTTTGCCCGGTCGGTCTACCGCCTGAACACGAACCGCGTTCTAAACTTCATCGAAAAAGGCACATTGAAACGATACTAAACGAACCAACATGAATTGACATTTTTTCGCGTTCTGGTATAATAGACTTGCAAAGAGAACCAGAGGGCAGAACAGGCAGCTGCCGCCCATTGTTAGGAGATGCGGGAAACGTCACCCCGCCTGATTCTCGAACAGAAAGAGGCCGTTGCAGAGATGCAGCGGCCTTTTGCTATCACTATGGGGTGAGCCAGATGCACCCCACCGGCAAGGAGGCGGCATTGTATGAGAATCGTGAAAGTTGGAGAAAGCTATATCTGCCCGGTCTGCGGTAAGTACACGTTTGAGTATGCCGGGGATTTTGATATTTGCCCGGTGTGCAACTGGGAGGATGATCTTTGCCAGCTCGAAAACCCGGATGAAGAAGACTGTGCCAACCACATGAGCTTAAATCAGGCCCGCGAGGCGTGGGCGCATGGTCGGCGGGTCGATGAATGGGAAGACGAATAACCCGCCGGGCGGGTACAGTATGGAGGTCGTAACGCTGCGGCCTCCTTTTTGTTTTGCCTGTGCATACTCTCGCAACGTCTGGCAAGTGCCTAGAACGGGCGATGCACTGCCCGGCGGGAAAGTGTTGATGCAGACATAAAGAAAAGCCCTCACGCCTCTGTTTCTGAGGTCGTGGGGGCTTCGCGGGTCAGGCGGCGAGTGGGTTACTCACCCACAACGCCGTTGTTGCTGATTTCGCTGTCTTCGGGCCGTTCCTCTTCCGGGACATACTGCACAACGAGCTGCGGCTTGCCAGCTGCATCAATGACCGGGCTGATGTGGATAGCGTCACCGTGGTTTGAGCCGGTGTTGTCCGTCCAGCCCTCAAAGAATAAGCACAGCCCTTCCCCTGCATCGTTGACGATGTAGCGGACAGCCTTGCCCTTGAGGGTGTTTTCCAGTTCGCGGGTACTGATTTCGGTGAATACGTTCATGCTTTTATTCTCCTTTGCGGTTGAGGTGTATCTTCAGAGATGCCGGATTGCATCCCTTGAGCCTGTTTTGTGGGGGCTGTCCGCCGGACGGTCATGCGGACTGTCTGCGGACGCTGAAAAAATGCGCTTGAAATTTTTTCGATGATGTGATATTCTAGGGCCGGAAAGGAAACTTTCACAACGCGTCATGTCCGGGAAAGAACCAGTTGGCCGCTCTCCGTGCCAGCTGGTTTTTTATTTGCCCTTTTTCTGTGACGGCACAGTTTTGTGCAGTCGGACGGCTCAACCTTGAGCAGTCTAACGGGCGCAAGATTGCGCGGGTCAATCCGCGTTTGGATGCGCTCAAAACTGAGTGTATCAGATTCCCGCGATGGCTGCGCCCTCGGTGGAGCTGATGCCGGTGCGGATGTAGGATCCTGCGCCGGTGTTCCCGGCGGCGCTCAGATACGGGGTCACTTCCTCGAAAGCATCAAGGCAGGCCCGCAACTCGCCCTTGTACTTGCTGTATGTCCTCAGATGCCGTAAGGCCCGCCGGTGCGCTTCGCTGGCAGATGCCCGGCTACTGTAGCCAGCAAGTAAGGCAGCAGCAACCAGAGGGACGTTGTGGAAATAATGCTCGGTCAACAGGACGCGGTAGCCGTCGGGCAAACCGTCCAGCGCGGCCAGAATGACCCGCCGGGCGTAAAGGACAAGGTCTCTGTACTCTACGCTTTCCAGCTCTGCGGCTGCGCCTGTATCCTCCAACGTGTCCTCAAGGGTGATACTGTCCTCGTTCGAGTATAGGGCCTCTGCGGTGCTGTCGGCATATTGTAGGCCGTCCCGGCGGCTGGTGCGCACCCCTGCTTCTTCTGCAAAGCGCTTTTGTAGGAAGTATTTCAGCAGGGTCAGGAAAGATTTCTCTCTCGTCTCGTCGAATGCCTGCACGGTGTCATAGACGGCGAAAAAGCCAGCTTGCACAAGGTCTTCGGCGGTCGTCATGCCGGCTGTGTGGTTCTTCGCATAGTAAACGGCCTTTTTCTTGACAAAGCCTTTCACCGCGTTCCATAAGTCCAAAAGCGTTTCCTCGCTGCCGTCTCTGGCACGGACAGCAAGCGCATTCAATTCCGCTTTCTTCAGATTATCGCCTCTTTTTTCGGTTATACGCGTCCATGATGGCGTTAAATTCTTCATCGCTCAGGTCTTCCATAAGGTGAACAGCGCCGCGCAACTCCTCATCACTCCAGCCGTCAAACTCATGCCCTGCACCGCTCTGATCGCTGTTTTCTTTCCGGGTACGTTCTACTATCAGCGCCTTTGAAAGCAGCTCGGAGGCTTTCAGACGGTCAGCTGGTTTTGATGCCTGATCTCTCATTGTGACACTCCAAAAGCTGTATATCTCCTCAAGGGTGGCTGTGTTCTCGGCGATGATCTGGGCGTTACGCTGGGCCAGATACTCCCGGATGTCAACATAAGTCAACAACCGCTGCCCGATGCTCCGGGCGCTTTTGGGGCTGTACCCGGCTTTTATTGCGGCCTCGGTGGCGTTGCCGCTGAGAAGGTAGGCTTCACAGAAAGCCCGCTGCCGCTGGTTCATCGTGTGCCGTCTCCCGGCGGGTCAAGCGTGGTCTGATCGCCGCACTGGGCCAGCGCTGCACCGACTGCGGCCAGCTTTCTGAGGCTGGCAAGTCCCCGCGCCTGTTCCCGATGATAGAACCGGACCAACTCTTGACGGCCTTTTTCTCCCTCCGCCGGGCGGAAGTACCCACCGGGGCGCGTGGTGGTGTACAGCACAAAGAGGCCGTTTTCCAGCTCCTGCGCTGCCATTGCCCGGCGCTCTCTCCTCGTGATGCCTAACCGGCGTTCTATCTCCTCGCCGGGGATAGCGTTTTCTTCCCCTACGGGCAGAATGTCATAGATTCGCATTGTGTTCTCCCTTCTGTCTGGCCGCTCGGTGTCTGATAATCGCCGGGTGGCTTTTTATTTTGGCTGTGCAGATTTTGCATAGTGTAGGGCCTTTATGTATGCAGATTTTGCATAGTGCAAGGCTGTTTTCACGGGGGACACTGTGCAATTTTTGCATAGTGAGATAACGATGCTACGTTATTTCGCATTTTGATGCACTATGCAGATTTTGCACACATATACAATATATTGCCATATCCTCCCGAAAATTTAAGGCGGTTCTAACCATTGAAAAGAAAACTGGTAGTCGTTTGGTTGCCGGGCGCATTTTCCGCTCTTGATACACTCAATAAACCCGGCGGCTTCCAGTTCTTTCAAGTAGTTCCAACCTGTTCGTTTGGAGATTCCTAGTGCCTCCATTTTTGATGCCGGAAACTGAAAAGAGCGTTGCCCGCCTGATTCATTTGCCGCGAGAATGTAGAAATATCTGGCCCCCACGGATAAAGCAGTAAAACGCCTATCAAACAGCAGCGTGTTACCAACCTGCACAAAGCGTTTTTCTTTTTGATCTGGTGACGCGGTGAGCCAGCGGGGCAACTCTCCTTTGCTCTTACGTCCCATTCTGCTTTACCCGTGACGGCTTTCCAGCTCCGCTGGATCGTCGCCCTCGTTGAAGTAGGCGGCGAGGCTGTCCATGTTGATCAACCAGCGGTTGCCAACACAGACAAAGCGAACCTTACCAGCGCGGCAGAGATTCCGCAAGAAGTATTCAGAGATGCCGAACCGGGCGGCAGCGTCCTTCACTGTTGCCATAGTCGGATATTGCACTGTGTTACTCATGGCTTTCACCTCCGTTTAGCTGCTTTTTGCTTTCTCGGTCAAGTTCTTCATTCAGAAGTGGAACATTGACCAAAAATTTCTTTCCGCACCAGATGCCGGGGAGCTTTCCTTGTTTGTGCATCTTTCACAACCTCGACTCAGTCAAAAAACCGCTCTCGGCTAGTTTTCGTATAGGCACAAACTTTTCTGCTTCAGTCAATTTTTATCATCTCCTGTTGTTGATTTTTGTTTTGTGCTATGTTATTATTGTGTCACGGAATATTAATTTTGTAAACAACATCTTTTTCGTAATATTATTTTAATTAACATCATTTAACCTCATCAAGCCGGTTGAGGAGTGGTCGAAAATGAATAAAAAAAACAAAGTGGTCGATAAATCAGATGAATTGTTGTCAAAAAAGCGCGGTAGGCGTATAAAAATCGCAATAGGCCGCACTGGGAAAAGTCAAAAGGATTTTGCGCTGGATGATCTCCATACATCACAACAACACCTTTCCGGTATCGTCACCGGAAAACATAATTTGACAAGGGACAACGCGGAACGCATAGCTGCGGCGGCGGGTGTTCGCGTTGAATGGTTATTGTGTGATGATGATTTTATGACCACAGAAGAAATTGAAGAAACTGCAAGAAAAGCTCAGGAAAAGGCAGAATGGAGCACTTTTGATCTTTCGTCAAAGATCCTTGCTCTTGACAATGCGTTTGAAAAGGCAACATTTCAAAAGCTGGATTTTGAAGCAGCTTGTGCCAGCGTTACTATTTCAGCCGAAAAGCGTTTGTTACTAAGAACAGAGGTTCAGGACTATGCCGATTACCTGATAAAAAAACTTATTGAGGAGGCGCTAAAGAATGGCTCAGATCGTGAAGCGAAAGAATAAAAACGGCTCCACTTCCTACCTGTTCCGGGTGTCTACCGGGTATGATCGGAACGGCAAGCAGGTCACAACGTCCCGCACCTTCACCCCTCCGCCCACCTTGACCGGGCGCAAGCTGGAAAAGGAAGTGCGCCGCCGGGCAGATGAGTTTGAACAGGAAGTGCATAACGGTCTTGCTCTCGATGCAGATATGAAGCTGGATGACCTGATAGACCGCTGGTTTTCGGAGTACATCGACAAAAAGTGTAAGCCCAAAACCGGGGTAGAATATCGGTATCTTAGGCCGCGTATCTCTGCGGCGCTGGGTCACATGAGGGTAAACCAGATAAGACCCTCGCACCTGATGGCCTTTTATTCCAGTCTGGAAGAGGCGGGAGCGCGGCGGGATTCTGTATATCTGGCAACGCCTGCCCTTCTCAAAGAGCTGCCACGCGGTAAGCGGCAGAAGACCGCAAAGGCTGCGGGCGTGGGTGGGCGCACAATGACCTGTGTTTGCAACGGTACGCCGGTAAGCCGTGCCTCAGCTGAGAAGGTAGCCCGCGCCGCCGGGGTGATCTTCTCCAAAGCATTCACCGAACAGGCCAAAGAGGGCGGCAAACTCAACGGGAACACGGTGCAGCACTATCACCGGATGTTGTCCAGCGTCTTCACAAAGGCTGTGCAATGGGGCATTGTGGAGGATAACCCGGTAAAGCGGGCGGAACCGCCAAAGGGAGAAGCTGTTGAAGTGTCCTATCTGGAAGAGGCCGACGCCGCGCGGCTGCTGGCTGCGCTGCATGATGTTCCGCCACAGTACAGCGCTATGGTGCAGCTTGGTTTGTTCACAGGGATGCGCCGGGGCGAGATTTGCGGCCTGCGCTGGTCAGATATTGATTTCAATGCCTCCACCATCTCCGTAAACCGCACAGTGGAATACATCCCGCATGAGGGGCTTATCTTCACTGCACCAAAAACCAAAGCATCAAACCGCACCTTCAAGGTGGGCGCAAACTGTATGGATATGCTGAGGGAATACCAGCTCTATCAAAAGGCGGAACGGCTGCGCGTTGGGTCGATGTGGGCGCGTACTGTGCAGGTGGAGAACGGAAAGACGGTGCAAAATGACCTGTTGTTTACCAGCTGGGACGGAACGCCCTTTGATCTGGAAAGATTGACAACATGGTTCCCGCACTTCCTGCGGGCGCATGATCTCCCGGCGGTGCACTTCCACAGCCTGCGGCACACTTACGCAAGCCTGATGATAGCCGCCCATGTTCCCATCACAACGGTTTCGGGCCGTCTGGGCCACGCTCAGACCTCCACCACCACGGATATTTACGCGGGGTTCATCCGCACAGCAGACGCGGCAGCGTCGGACGCAATGGAAATTGTTTTTGACAACATCCGCGAAAAGAGCCGGGCATAAAAAGAGCGGGCAAAAGCCGCTGTATAATACCTCTGTCCGCTTTATCGCACTGCTGTTTTGTGCGTTATTTGTGCGTTATTCATCCAAAATGAAACAAAATCAAAGAGAATCGCTTTGAATAAATATGACGGTGATTCAACATAAAATAAGACGATTTGCAACCATTCAATCCGATTTTGGGCATATTTGGGAGCAGGAGGCCGCGAGTTCGAGTCTCGCCACTCCGATAAAAGGAAAAACCGCGAAGAGCTGCAGGAACATCTGCGCTTTTTGCGGTTTTTTGTTCTGTATTTTTGCTTAAAAGCCGACTGGAATGCACATAAAAAGTGTGATATACTTATCTCACAAACTAACCAAAATCAGGAGGTATCCCGCCATGCCCAGACCCAAAGGAAGCAAGAATAAAGTCAAGGCCACTAAAGTGACCGCCGACTTCGCCGCACAAATCGCAGCAAAGCAGGAAGAGAAAGCCGCCGTGGAGGCTGAGATCCTGAAAGTGGCTGCCAGCATCGAAGAGCTGAAGACCGACGTCAAGTCGCTGAACGCCGACCTGAAAGCCAAAAAGGCCTCTGTCAAGAAGCTCGACAAAGAAGTAGCCAAGCTGGAAGCCAGACAGGCCGCTGCCGCCCAGAAAGCCGCCGAGGCATCCAAGAAGGCCGAAGCCGAGGATGTGCTGAAAAAGCTCCTCGCCAGCGGTGTGAGCGCCGACGAAATTCTTGAGAAGCTGAAATAA